AGCCGTACATTATTCCGGCTTGCGGTGTCGGCGCTCCCCACCGTCGGGACAGATGCTGGTTTGTCGCCCACCGTGCAGACGCAGGGACTGAAACGATGCGTGAACGGTCGAACGGAGTTCATGCCGACAGTATTGCTTCCGACACCCCATGCCTCGGACGCATCACGCGGAGGTCAAAAAGTAACCGGACTATACAAAACGAGAAAATCGGGTCTAACATATATGTCCCTGTTGAACGATCTGGCAGTAAGCGGACTTTTACCGACCCCGACAGCGAACGATGCGAAGAATGTAACGCTTCCGGCCAGTCTGGGCATACGCAAGGGCGGACTACCCAAGAAGGCGATGCAAAACGACGAATACCGGACTGGAACGGGTTCCCGACTCAACCCCCTGTATGTGGCGGAGATGATGGGTTTCCCGGCGAATTGGCTGGTATCGCCTTTCCTCTGTGGCGCCGGGAAGCCGTCAAAGCCTGCGGAAACGCCATAGTCCCGCAGGTGGCATTGCAGATTTTTGAAACGATAAACGAATACGAAAGGAAATGAAAAAACGCTTACTTACAAGTTTTCTTATTGGAACACTGACAATTGTTTTACGTGGTATTATATACGGGGCCCCCTATCGCTCGATTGTATGGGGCGTAATATTGGTTATTCTTACTATCTCCGTCATTGCAATTGGGATAGCGACAACCGGAATCTACGATTTGTTGAAGCAGGGGATGAATATCGACACACTGTATATCAATGGCGGAATCCGCTTTTTCGACAAAAGCAAGGCCGACAACCCCGATATTGAGGAGATTCAAAACGATCGGAGGAAATGAAAAAAGTAATGTTCAACGATCTTTACGAGTAGTTTACGAATTTGAATTGGTGAAACAGCAAGATTCGCTGCCGAACATTGCAAAACTTTCAAACATTTTGAAATATGAGAGAAATTAAATTCCGGGGCAAGCGCCTCGACAACGGGGAATGGATCGAGGGCGACCTTCTTCGAATGAACGGCCATTGGTTTATCTTCCTCGATCCTGCGCCGGAAGGGATTGATAAATACGCGGTCGATCCTGCCACCGTCGGCGAGTTCACGGGGCTGAAAGACAAGAACGGTAAGGAGATTTACGAGGGGGGATGTGATGGAAATACCCGAAACTGATTTCAACGCAGAGATAATTGGCCGGGTTCTCTTTGAGGAAGATGCGTATTATATCATACCCTTACGCGGTGGCCATCTTTGGGGGCTGCACTGGTCACTCCGGAAACATGATGCGAAGATCATCGGCAACATCCACGACAACCCCAAATTTCTGAAAGGAGGTGAGCAATGAAAGGCGAAGTGTTTGGAGTTGCGCTTTTTGGAGCGCCGTACTTGTATCAAAGCGCTGACCCCTATTTCCATGTGAAAATGAAAACGCTTGGATTACGACGAGGCTCCCCTTTGATTTGCGGGCTTCGGCATAAGGCGATATTGGCGAATAACTATGAGTATTGGCTGTGCGACTATGACGAAGAGGATGATTTTTGTCGTAGATTCGGGATAACCCCTACTCATACAGTGGAAGATTTTGTGGAAACGATTAAGGCATTGAAAAAGGAGTATGAAAAGTAAAAAGGCCCAGGAGTTTATTGACAGGGCTATGAAACATATTGTAGCCGATTTGTCTGACCACGGCAAATGGCAACTTCGAACGGCAATGACTACTACAGCCGAACTCGCCGAGCAGGAAGCCGAGGAAAGAATGTGGAATAAAGCTATCGAAGCATTTTGCAAGGATTGTCCAATTTACTCAATACAAACAAGTAATGGGGGAAATTGCCCCGATTGTAGTGCATTAAACGCATTCAAACAAAGACTGAACGAGGAATGAAATTCACAACCCCTTGCTTTGTCCGCGTCGAGGATGCGGAGAAGCGAAAAGATGTGATCGAGTGGTGTATGCATATTGGCTATGAATATATTTATCCCCCACAAGAAGAGAGATTAGGCGATAAGGTAATATGTGACACTTATTGTGTCGGCGTGGCTCATGACGCACAAACATTCACCGCCTTGAATTGCATAGACTGCGGCACCAACATCGAGCTGTTCAGGGCGCTGGCGGCGATGAACAACGAGAACGATCAGGAGCAATGGTACTCATATACGGAATATCCGACTAATGAGAGTAAAAATGGGGTTAGACGGCTTATTTTTAACGAACATACGCGATTCGATTCTTTTGTAGATGTACCATCAGGTTATTACCGCAAGGCTACAGTCGAGGAGATCGTCGAATATTTCAAAAACAATGAGAAATGAAAACAATTGAGGAAAGAATACAAGAATATGTGGCCAATGCCTGGGTCGAACTTGATCAATTCAATGAAGACCATGTAACTTTTGAAAATATCGTTACATCCGCCTGTGTTGTTGGCGCTAATTTCGAATATGAGGAATTGACCCGCTGGCGTGATCCGAAAGAGGAGCTGCCGCAAAATGGACAACTCGTGTTGTGTAAAACCTCTGATAAGAAACTTCCATTTGTCACTGTTAAATATGACCGTTCTGAATGGTGGATATATGTGTATCCCGGATGGGCTGGTATTGGTCATAAGATTATCGGCTGGCGGCCGATTCACGAAAATGAGTAAGATGCTCTGTGCATTTTGACTAACCAAGAATATCTATGAACACGAAACTCAAATCAGACTACGAAAAAGCCTGCAACGCCTATTTGCAGGCTTTTTGCGAGAAACACGGCTATGATTATGAGGATGCTACGCGGAGCTGGGTCGGCGGCGATGTCGGCGGGATCACCGAATGCGCGGACTATATAGTTGGGATGGATGACATCATCACCGACATAGACCGGGACGCTCCGGAAGATGAGTTTGTAAAGTATTACGATTACTGTCTGCGGGTGGGGAGTATCGCCTGCGGCAAGATCAGTACTCCCAATTACCGCAGCTGGCTCTCGGGGTGTCCACGCATGAGTGAAGAACAGATCACCCGGCTGGAGGAGTTGCAGCGGGACATACGCAAGGCGGAAGAGATTCTGGAAAATGAAATCGAACGGACAGGCAACCTGTTTTGAATTACTACGGATAAACCTATCTTTGTTTCATAATAACCATCAATTTATGAGTGAAATTATCAATATTGTCCTGCGATTAGACAAAATTCCACGCGATAGAATCAGGGAAGTTGCGCGTCAGGACGGCAAGGTGGGAATGGTTGTTAATTTGTCGGTCATTGCCGTCAAAGGAGGCGTAGATCAGTATGGGAACAGCCATTTTGTCGTTGTTCGTAAAACTAAAGAAGAGTTCGACGCAAAAGCGCCCACCATCTTCTGCGGCAGTGGGCGGAGGGCCAAACTGAAATCAGAAGCCCCGTCCACCGGACACGCCAGCGCAATAAATGAAGATGATTACCCGTATTAAATATAACGAAATATGACCGAGGAATTACAAAAATTGCTCTGCACGCTTGAAATTGTCAAAACCAACGTCAAAGGGCGCCACTGGACACTGAAAGGAGAGAAATTCCGCTCGTGGCATTTGCAGTTCGATCAAATATACGATGTTTTGAAAGAGGCAAGCGATACGGTCGGGGAATTGATTGTACAGGCTGGGGATGTCCCCTTTCATGCGCCCTCACAGTTTCTGCGGCATTCGATGTGCGAGGAGCAGTTAAGCGTTGTGGACTGGCGGAATATGGTAGCGGACACGGACCGTGAACTGGGTGAGATCATCCGATTCATCAACGACACCGTGCGGGCCGGTATTTATGATCCCTCCGTAGAGAACGATTTAACGGCTATTTCTTCAAGACTGAAACACGAGCGGATGTTTTGCTCGCAAACATTGGAATAGACTATGAAACGAATTATTTTTACCCTTTTTGCCGTATTTGCGGCCACAGCGCTTTGCTGCGCTCAAAATCCGAATGAGACGCGCGTTGTCAAAGACGCTTCCGGACGCGTGAAGTACACCGTCCACAAAACAGGGGATCGGGAAATAATCAAGGATTCGAAGGGAAAGGTCGCAGGCACGACACGCGAAACAAAGGATCGTAAATATTACTATAATTCGAATGGCTCGTCGGCAGGTACAGAAACCAAACGGGAACCGACAAGCAGACAACGGGAAAGACATAATACAGCAAGTTCTAAATCGAACGACCGGAAGTGATTGGGTTCGGGAGTACCGCTTCCATCCCAAAAGGTTGTGGCGATTCGACTATGCGTGTCCGCAGCATAAGGTTGCAGTGGAGATCGAAGGCAATATCTTCGCTTTCGGGCGTCATAACAGACCTCTGGGAATGGTCAAAGACATGGAGAAGTATAATTCGGCTACATCATTGGGCTGGAGTGTCCTGCGGTTTACGCCTCCGACAACCAGAGAGGAGTTGTCGCGCTTCGGAACCACAGACTGTATGGATTTAATCGCAGATGTGCTGAAACAAAAAGAGGGGTATTAAACCCCTCTTTTTTTCATACCCCAATAATCGTATCGTGCATTTCTATACCGGGAGTATTGGACGTTGTAGGTGGTTTTGCAAAATGAAATAAGGCCTTGACAATTCCATTCGAACCTATTTGGACTTTGAACAAATAATTGGAGGCGGATGTAAATATCGATGACATATAACCCTGCGGATAATTACGCTGAATCATTGCAAGAAACTCCGTCGCTCCCGGACCTACTATAGACCCAAGCACCATAGAAGCATTATTTGTTGGGGCAACAGCTGTGGGGCTGGAATATTTTATATGCCAAATATTACTGTGAGATTCCTTATATACGGTTAATTTGCCGTCAAGGAACGTATATGATGAGAAAGACGGGGCTGCATGGGATATTCGACTAACGACATCTGACCCTAATTTACTGAATGCAACTGATTTGTCTGCAATATTATCTCCTTTTACGACCTTATTGCCCAGCATCGTATTCGTGATGAAGCCCGCCGGTATGGTGAGGCCCTCGGATGTCGGGGTGAAAGTTTTCCAGATGGCAATGTTGGCAGCGGTAAAAGCTCCCACAGTGGTGCCGGATGCGCCCGCACTGGCAGATACGGTGAGTTCGCAAGTGGTATAGGCATAAAAATCCGTCCCTTCTTTCGTCGTTCGAAGCGTTGTATTTGTCTTTGTTGCGATGAGATAACCCCCAAGTGTCAGGTTGTTATCAGTGCGGAACCCGTATATGTCACCCCTGTAATAGATATATCCGGGCGTTACCTGATTACTGCCAACCGTATCGAATCCAGACAGAATGGCGATGTCTTTTACAATGCTGCTTGTGGAAGTATTATACGAATTATGCCGGGTAGTAACCTTCGCCAATGTCTGAATCAAAGATGCAAACTTTGTAAGGTCAGAAATATACACGGGATTACCCCCAGAAGGTGCAGATGTAAAATATTCAAAAACAGCCATATTATATTGTTTTTAGGTTCACTTCGATACCATATAGTAACATCGCGTTCAAATCGGCTATGAAATCATCATAATCATTGCTGTCCGCCAGTTCTTTGGGAATAATAACAGTCGTGGAGTTACCGGACAAAGACCCCTCCGTATAAAAATAAGTCGGGGTATTAGCAGTTTCTGTTGCCTTATTCTCGGCTTCGATACTGACGTTACAGAATCCCGCTTTGCCGGCATCTCCCCGATAGTAAATACATATCGCTCCGTCATTGTATTTGTATGAATGCGACAATCTTATCCAACGTCCAGCTTGCTCGACAGGAACATTTACAAATTCATTCTCATTTCCCAAATTTATTTTCGTCGGTGCCGTATCGCAAAATACGTCGGCTGATACTGTCAGGAAATCTCCAGATACGACTCCCGTTTTTGCCCTAAAATCGGCGCCGGCCCAATATATACCGTACCCTTTATTGTCGGTTACTGTCATACATTCCCTTCCTTCGTATTCTTCGAAAACGCAAGTACCGTTCGAATGCCATTGGTCGTACTTGGGAAAGTGAGCCAATGTTGGGTCCTTCATCAGGTTATCATTATAAGAGTATATATATACAGGAACAGCCTCCTCCTCTCCGGCAGTATAAAAATAGATCATATTCGCACTATTAACCTGGATGCTTATTTGTCCGTATTGCCCGTAATATTTATTCAGTATAGCCAAAACTTGTGCCTGTCCATATTGACAAGCTGCTATCGCGTATGATTTGCGGCGGCTTCTGTCCCAGCTTTCCAAAGCAGGTGATAGAGGGAATAATAAACTTAACACGAAGCGGTACAAGGTATTCAGACGTGGCGGTTGATAAACTTTACTTCCGTCCGTAAGGCTAATCTCGTAGAGATACATGGAAACACCTTTGCCGATATACATGTATATCTTCTGTACCACACGCGAAGCATCGATGGTGTGGACCACTTCATATACTCCTTCCGTTCCCGCCGGAGGAGCGGAAAGCACTTCTTTGGTGCCGTCTTCGTATGCGATACGGAACGTAATTTCGGCACCCTGCTTGATCCGGGCTTTGAAGACGTACGGAGTATTCGGCTTGTATTTTATCTGCCCGCCGAAACAGTCGGGGACCGTCGGACCCTGGGAGGCGTTAGTTGCGGCAAGCCCGGCTTGTAGAAGTTTGCCCCAATTGACATACAAATATGTTCCGTCCGCGTCCGCCCCCGAAGTTACGACATCCGTAACGCCCTCTTTCGCGCTATTCCACTCCCAGATATATTCTCGGGAAACCAGATTGACAGTTTCCATACTTCCGGAAGTAAGGGCATAATTAGGCCGTAAAAGTTGATATGCAAGCTTCGGTATGTCTATGGCTCGTAACATCACACTGCAAATATATAGATGTCGTTTTTTCCCGTTGGCTCTACCGGATTAACACTTTGCATCTCCACCAATTCACGGGCAAAGTTGAAATATCCTGCTGGAATGGTTATTTGACCATTGACAGGAGTAATCGGATCTTCCTCACTTGAATCCGTAACGGATATATTATTGAAATAGGCATCACGAACACCCGGAGCGCTTTTTATTGCAGATTCTATATCGTTTACATACAGTGGATCGTCACCACGTAAATCTGCTTGAAAAGACAAAAAAACGTCTTTGATCTGTTGGGTGATAACCGATAAAGAATATTCTTTGGAATAACGGATGTAGAGGGAAGTGCAGTTCAGAACTGCTGGTTCTGCACTGGTAATCTGCATCTGAAACCCCAATGGGAGAAAGCTGTTCATATAATCCGAAAAAGACTGTAACTCGCCTGCAAGCAACGGCGTAATATAACCGTCATTGTCGATCTTCGCTACCTTCATGACAATCAGGCCATTGTCCGTGGACGAGATGGCCAACTGTTTGATGATCTGCTGATCCGGATTTATTGTCGCATATCCATATCGATATGTTTGGGAATCGACGATGGTCAGGGACGCCCCATATTGGAAGGCAAGAGCCGTATCGATATAATATTGACGTCCCATTACCTTTAAGGAACGGGCAGACGATTCGACCGTTTGTTCTGAATTGCTGATCTCCAACTTGACAATATTTAAGACCGACGCAACCGTTGATATAATTCGATTCACAATGGACGAGGAACTCGTATTATTCAGGATCGGCACCAGTATTTTAATATTCGTGCGTATATCGTCGTAAAAACTCATCAGTCACTAACAGTTAATATTTGATTATCTTGTGTTTGGAAATAGCTCCCTTCCGCCGTAATAAAATTAGGGGCCAAAGCCGAGGATATTTCGTCAAATAACGCATTGAGATCAGCATCAGGAATCGAAACACTGTTTAGCGGGTGTTCCTCCATTACCTCCGTTGCGGCATTGTTACGAACGATGTCCGATACGGTCAGCCGCTGCCCGGCATACAGCGTTGGTGTATAGCTGTCCAAGCCGTTAAGGTCCAGATTCTCATCCAACGCATACAGGGAGCCGTTCGCATTGATACATACGTCGTAAATCGTTTCTCCGCCTTTAACCACGTAATCCATTCCTATTCTCCTGCATATTTGGCCCCTATTTCGAAATCGTACAACCCTTCACTATTTCGGGAATACAGGATGGAAATCTGGGATGCGCCATCTTCCCTGATCTGCGATTTGGCCCGGGTGACAATGCGCTGTACCTCCCCGTCGGTGATATTATAAGCCCTTTCTTCCATCGCTGTTCCGTATTGGGACTGGAATATATTCACGCAGGATTTGATGAAAAGCAGTTGGGCGTTTTGCTGGCTGCATGTCGAAGCGACCGCAAAATCCCCTCCGTCGTCACCCTGTACTACGGCAACGTCATTCCTGACAAAATCCCATCGAATATCCTGCATACGCTACAAATATAGGTTTACCTTACGAAGCCGATACATAAGTCTGCCCCGCCTGCGAGATTTTAACTATCACCGTACCGGAAGCCGGATTCCCGCCGGAAGTTCCGGAAACGGTGATTTGAACCTTGTCCCCCTCCAGCACCGCAGGCTGCCCGTCGATCCTCACTTCCTGCGCCGAACCGGTTATCACTCCTGTTCCCGCGCCGTTCCCATCCGTTACGGCCGTGGCATTCGTGACAGTGATTGTCAGCGAACCCCGGTAACAGGCTTTACCATCCGCCTTCGTCGTCGTGCTCGGAGAAGTAGCAATCTGCGCCGTCGCCGCCGGGGTACACTCCAGCGTACACCCTTGAACAGCAATATACTTTCCCATCAGGTTATCGTTAAATGGCCGTTGTTTATATTCACTTCAGAGCCAGATATAATCACACTATTCGATCCTTGTTGCAGAGTTAGCTGGCTATCTGCCACTCCGATTCGTGTCTGTAATTGACCGTTCCGAAACAAAGATAGATTAGCCGCAATCCGATTAAGATTGAATCTGGTATAGTTGTTCTCATCTTGGGCACGGAATACTGTGACAGATCCGGTATTTGCCACTATGTAATCGACGGCCGGATCGCTGTCGAAGTCGAATTGTAGGCGTAATTCTTCTACCTCCGTCATCGCCACGACAAATGACAGTTCCGGCCGGTCTTCGACAAAACCCACGATAACGACCGATCCGACTTTGGGGTATAATAGAGCGTTAGCATTACCGCCCTGTATGGGCGCGAGGCTTATGTCCGGTAAAGTAACCTCGCTGTCGATGCTAACGCTCATAGTGTTCGTTTCCGTGTCCACTTCTTTGACCGTGCCATACACAAAAGCCACAGTCTTACTTCTGCCTATCAGGTTACGCAAATCGCGCCCCAATGAAGCCATCATCCTGTTGAATTTCTCCTGTCCCATATCACTATTGTCCCGTAAATACGAGGGTTTTATCAGTTACTGTCAGCACCTGGTGAAATCCGTTTTCATCGCACCGGTAAGAGTGCCCTATCACATAATATCCCCCCGACAGATCATCGAAGAGGGTATCTTTGTATTGTACATAGTCGAAAAGCCGAACCGTCGGATATAGCATCGTCGTAATGGTACCCTTGTTGCTGTTGGTACGCAGGCCCGACAATGCGGCATCTCCTACTTGCTTGGCGATCTCCCCGTCCCGGCATTTGATATACGGCAGCGACACCACCTCTCCGTTATCCGCTCCCGTTTCGTATTCGTAGAGCTTCCCGCCGCTGATGTATTTAACCACCACGCGATACTTGTCGAAAAAGCCGTTATTGATGCTGATGTCCCGATCTATGACATTGACCGAAGTATCGAGCTGCACCGTTTCTTTGGCGTTCTCCGTAATACCTACACCGCAATACAGCCTGCCGTCGGTATCTACACGAGAGTAGAGATTATACATCCCCATAACTCGCTCCAGTGCGAAAAACGGCGATATGCCTTTCCAAGTAGAAAGAACGAAGCTGCCTTCCATAGACTTGTCATCGACGGTAAGCCGGTTCCAGTCATCCGCCAGCTTCATGCTGTCCCGGTACTCCTGAAATTTAGGGTTGGCGACCTCGATGATTTCCTGCATCATTGTCTTTACGGCGGTTTCCTGCGTCCAGCTTTTGGCGATTGTACCAAAACGCAGGACAAAAGCGCCGTCTTCGCACTGTATCTGCGTCGGAAAACCGCATACTACATTTTTCACGAAGCCGTCGAAAGCGACGATCTCCGGCATTTCGTAGCCGTTGAATCCACAGATGTAACGCAGTTTTACAACTACGTGCGCTCCCATTATAATTTGGGCATCCTGTTGGTCTATACGGATGTATGATTTGACGTTTTTACCGATCGCATCCCCCGATGACTTCTCTTTGAGAATCGTATAAAACGGCATACGGATATTGGCGGTACCGAATATGTTGTCCCGCGAATCCTCCGTAGTGAACGAAGTAAAGGGCCCTATGGAGCGCCCTTCGATGAAAACTTCATTCTTGCAGATAAAGTAATTGCCGACAATCTTGCCGCTCATAACTTATACGTTGGTTTTAGCCGTCGGTGGTTCCGCCTGCGCTCCGTCGCTGTTTTCGACATACAACAGGGCGTAATCCGTATTCACCTCCAACAGATCGAGGCTTACCTCCCACACCGTGGAACCTCGCTCCGGGGTGACGGAATAACTCTCCAATACGACATTGAAGATATTAAACTTGTCATTGAGAATCGGGTTCTCAATTTCAAATACCCGATCTTCAGCCTTGATCTGCCGGAATAATTCAGCCAACTCTGCGGCAATACCATACCCTATTTTCTTATTGATGACAACATCCGACGATAGCTTATAAGGATTCAGCAAATCGACAGAGTTCGGTTTGGATTCCAGCTTGAACGAAATATTAACGCTTGTCGGTTCGTTGGCAATCCGTTCGAAAATCGTAGGTCCATCGACAAGCTGCGAACGGCTTATCAGCTTACTCCCCTGTATGGAAATATCGAATCCGACAGGCATCAGATACTCGTCGAAAGCGATATAATAATCAGTTGTCGGTTCCGTCCGATCTAATTCTTCGGATGTAAAAATAGGCCTATTGAGTGTCGAGCGGTCGAAGCGCGATTTGGCGACCTGATTCAACAGCTCTTCCGGTGTCGGCTTTCCGGTTCTCTGACTTCCTCCATTGGTAAATACCTGCCGCCATACTCCCGTTTCGGCAAGGACGAGTTTCGCAGCAGACAGCCCGCTGTTAATGGCATCGGCAACAGGCCCCGTAATGCCGCCGATAGCTCTCCCCGGTGTGGAAAAGACCTCTTTCGCTGAATTTATAACGCGGTCGATCTTACTCTCGGTACTGGTTTCATTTGCTATCTTTGCCATATTACGTTACACTGGTTGCGTTGTTCAATGCGATCGTCAATCCCCGCACTACTACCTCCTCGATCTTGGGTTCCAGCTTGCGGCCCAGCTCCTCGATGTTCTCCACCGAGGCGATGTTTATATCCATATCAACAATCTCCTTGTTGAAGTTGATGAAAACCGATTTAGAACCTTTGGACAGGTCGGATAGCTGCTGTGCATCGGCATCTGCGGCTCCGCCGAACAACTTTTCAAACTGCTCTCTATTATGAGTTTCAGCAAAATAGCTCATTACATTGGCAAGCATTTGTTCCCTATTAGGAACGTAGCGTCCAGCCTCCAGCAATGTACCGCTTGTTGATGGATTCATTTTTCCCGGATTATTCAAATACCACTCATCACGCCAACGATTAGCATATCCGATTGAATCCTGATTCCATTTTCGGTATTGTTTCTCATATTTATCGTATGTAAAATTTTCATTTGTTAAAGCAATTCTATGAGTCAATACCGTGTCCTTCAATTTGGCAGAGAGGCTGTCGGGGGAAATCTTAACGCCCATCGAATCTAATTGTCTTGTAATATCTGGCAATAATTCAGGAAGGTTTGCTGCCGCAACTTTTTCGCGTGCTTTCAAATGAATTTCATTCAGTTGTGCCTCCCCTTCCCTGCCTTTTATTTTTTTGCCTGTATATATTACTTGACCATCAGGGCCTAAAATCACTTCCGGAAATTTCTCTTTGGATTTTCCGATGAGTTCGTCAATCCATTCGATAAGTTTAGCGACTAAAGGCCCAATCGACGATGTCAATACGGATAGTTCGGTGACAAAAGATTCCAGTTTTTCACCGAATTTATCCACGTCGATATTGCTTGCCCAGCTCACGATCTTATCGCCCAGCCAGCTATACAGTTTCTCGTTGGCTTGGGCGATCTTGTCCCAGTAGGGCGAAAGGCCATCGGCAATACGCATCCAGAAGTTTTCTTTGGCCAGCGCGATCTGTCCTCTAGCCTTCATTACCGGATGCGATTCGACAAGCTCGTTAAACTCATCCAACACCGAACGAAGGTTGCTTTTGTTCTTGAGCCAGTCGCGGTAATCACCCTGAACACCCCGCTCCTCCATCATATTCATCGCCAGCTTGCCGATGAACGGAGCCTGCCCGACCAACTCCCGGATGTCCCGAATACTCGGCACGGCCTGCCCAAACAACTGTTGCAAATTGACGTTCACGCGATCGAAGCTCAAACCGCCCACGTGAGCGATCTTGCCGACAACTTCCGCCAGGTGCGACGCCTCCTCCGGGGTCAGCTTCTTACCGTCCACGTTCAAGCCCGTAAACATATTCATCGCATTCAGCATCCCGACACGGCTGAAACCATATTCGGCCGCTAACTGCGTCGCACGGTTCAGCGTCGCCTGGTAGTTGCCGCCCAACCCTTTCTCCGCCATCCGCATCTGCATAAGATTGGAGGCCGCCTCCGCCATATTGTTCGAGTTCAACAATTTGGTGCCGATCAGAAGAGGCAACCCGGAGGACGCCAGGCGCCACGCGTGCACACCCATCCATATCTTAGCAGCCCCTATAGCTACTTGGCCGAACGCACCGAGGGCCGGGATAGCTTTTCCCACGACACCCGTCAGTGAGGTAAAGACTTTCCCCAGATTGACGGCATTATACCGCAAGCCGGAGAAAGAGGAAACATTGTTGAAGAAGCTGTTCTGAAAGGTCTTGACCCGCTTTTGGAACACGCCCAGCCCGTTCTGCCAGCCCGCCTGCGAGAAGCGCCACTGTCCGAATTGGCGCAGGTGCCAGCGAGCGCCGATGTTAAGCCGCTCCTCCAGATTGCGCTGTTTCCACTTTCGCGCCGAGCGAGCAATAATTTCCTCGTCTGTTAATTTCTTCTTCTTGGAATAGCCCGCAGTGGCTTTTTCATTGATCTCCTTTGCCGCCTTCTTGAGCGTTCCGAGCTTGGCAATTGTAGCGTCCAACTGCGAATCATCGACCCGCAGCTGGAGCTGAATGCTATATACCATATTACCTGCCATCAGTTTCTCTTAAAAGGTGCAAAAAGGATTGAATCGATGATTACCAGAGCCGCAGTATAATACTTGTCGATGTCATAGGCCGACATCTTATCTTCCAGTCCCATAATCGGTTCATGGAAGATATAGGACACGACCATCTTTTTGTAAAGAAGCGGATCGCCGTCCGTGATGTATTTCTTCAGCTCTTCGGTTATTGCTGACGCGGGGCCTCGTCTTCTGCCAGCAGGCCCCAAGTCGCTAAAAAACGGTTGAGGTCCTCCTGCACCTCTTTACTGCTGAACAGGGAAATGCAGGCCATCATATCGTTCTGAAGGTCTTTAACGACCTTTTCGTCGTCGATGGTCATCTTGACGAAACGACAGGCAAGATCGGCCGTTTCGTCGAGGTCACGGCCAGCCTGAATAAGCGACAAGCCAAACTTGGTATGTTCGACGCTCGTCCTGGAAAGACGGCAAACATTAACCGTTGCGGATGTTTCGATCTCGACAAGGCCGCCTTTGCCGTCCGCACCCCGTTTGAAATAGGTGACTTTTACGGGATAGGTAGTGATAGGATTTGTTCTGGACATAATTTAATACATTTTTAGTTGTTAATAAAGGGGCGGCACAACCGTCCGCCCCGATGATTTTTCAGACCAGTGGCACGATGTTGCGCTGCACGCCTGTACCTCGCAGAGACAAGGAACCGATCGTTTCGACATCATTGCGATTCACGCTGCCGCCCTGTTCCTGCACCACTGCATTGAGAAGCGTATATACGACGGTGCGAGGGGTCGCTAACCCTTTCATCGGGTAGCTCCATGAAATGCTGAAATTCTTAAGCTGACTCATAACCGCAATCTGCTCTGTTGCGGGCAGCGTAGCGTTAATCGCATCGATAAGGGTCTGCTGCTCTCCTTCCTGAAACGAAAGATTGGCAGTGTAGGTCGCATTTGACTTTTGAATGCCAATCGGATCGAAAGAGCCGATAGCGAATATTTCCTGAATATTCTGACTGAACGTATAGGACAGCTCAGTGCCGGTATCGATAGACAGGCAGGTGCCGTTCGAGAGCGTGAGGTACATCTGCACCTCACTGCTCGCTACGATTATATCCTGATGATTCATGTTCTGTACTACTCTAAAGATGTTACGAAGAAAGTGGTGATAAACGCCTCCCGCAGCGTGGCATTGGGCAGGATGCGGATCGTGATTGCGAAGGCCCGACTTTTCACGAAGTTACCGTCTTTGGCCTCCAAAGTAACCTCTATCTCGCTCGCATCTCCGCGCGACAAACGCGGCTGAATATAGTTGCTGCGGAACGTAGCCAGAATCGCCGACTTGTACCCGGCATCGATGTCACCTGAAGCTGTAACCGGAACCTGGGTATTGATGAGCTGCTGGAAATAGTACTCCGCATCGTCGCACACTCCGTTTGCAACACGCACGAACTCAATAGCTGACAAGGCGTTAGTCGATTTATTGAGTGTAGCACCGTCATTGTAGTAAACACCGCTGTTGCCGGGACGGGTGCGGGTGAAAAGGTACTGCTTGGCTCCGATGTCGTCGATAACACTCCGAGATACGACAGCGACATTGGTAGCGGCATCCGCTGTCGTGGCATTGACGAAATAATCAACCGGGCTTACGCTTCCCAAAGTCATCTGACCGATGGACTGCGCCGGATTGATCCCGGCAAGAATACCGAGAGCGCGGCCTACGTCGGCGGTGTATGTCGGATCGGGAGTTGTCAGAGCCAGCGCAACGCCATAGGCATTGTACGTATCGCCACTGGGCAAATTGTTAATATCCTGCCCGATACGTCCGGCATCCAGCACCGCGACCATACGGTAGCTTTCCGCAAACATATCCTGAATCAAGCCTTGTATATTCTGGATTGCTCCCTGACTTTTCGTCAAATCCTCCGCAAGGCCGGAATCCGGGACTGCGGTATTGCTGGGATATACGAACCCGATAAGGCGCGGTCTGTTATCCCACAGCGTAGCGGTGGTTTGTCGGATTGCCTGTTTAATAGCGGGCATCTGTATTGCTGAAATACCTTTTTCTGCCGAATAATCATAACCTACCAGCCACAATTTAGACCCGCTCCCTGCCTTCGAGTAAAACTCCGAAACCTGGAATTTGGCTCCAGCGTCCAAAGTGGAATAACCCTCCAGCTCCTGCGCTTCTTCCAAAGAAGCAACCAGGACGGGGGTATCTATAAGAGGAGATGCCGAAGATACGGGAAGTACCAGCATCGCCACCCCTTCATTAGATGAAGAAGTGCCGATCGCGGTATCCTGCAATTCGACGGTTACACCTGTTCTTGCCATAATATCGAATTTTACTGTTATACTTTAGATGCCGGTTTTCGCCCCGGTTTAGCGCCTTCTTGTCCGGAATTGCGCCGACGAGCAAGTTCGGCCCGCGCCTCTTCCAGCGTCATAGAAGGAACGTCGGCTTTTTGCTCCGCAGAATCCGGGGAGACATTGCGTGCGCTCATGGACTTGGCGAACTGCGCGTCAAACATCTTGTCGAGATCCTCACAAGTCAAAGGCTCCTTTCCTTTCTCTATCGAGCACCACCGAACCTGCTTATGAACCCGAAGGGCGTCGGTCATGCGGGATTCTGCCTGCCACTGCTGACGATACATATTCCCGTCGTCCGTAATGAATACCTTTCCGAATTTCGCCGTAACGATCAGAAGGTTTTCAAAAAACTCGTCTTTATAGTTTACCATAGTGAATAATTTGTCAGATTGGTAGTAACGCTGCCCGACCACTTTCAATAGGCCGGGCAACGTGGAAACTTAATCTTGCGAAGGAGCCGTATATTTAGCCGGTACGATGTTCACGATACCTTTGCCGCCCTTACGAGCGCTACCGGCACCGAAACGCACATCCATCGAGAACTTCCAGCCATACGAGTTCGGATCGGCAACGACATGTACGTTCGTGTTGCCCATCGCCAGAATAACCTGCGAGGGGATGAAGCTAATAGCCAATCCGTATGCAGTAGCGGCCAGTACCGGCGCGGTATATTCCGGAATGGTACCGTTCGCCTGAACCTTGCCGTCGCAGTAAAGTTCTGGATCGACAACCTTCGATGTCGCCGTGTCGTAGGCCGAAGTCGTCGAACGCGACATGAAGTTGAAGGCAGAGTACTTGCCCAACATCGGACGCATCTCACCGGCAGTTTTGGTCAGCAGGCTCGTGAGGTACGGATTCGAAAGAAGTTGCTCCATGTAGGCGGCATCCATCACGCAATCGATGTCGCCATCCTTGATGTCGTAGTTCCAGTTCACGAACTTCGTCTGCGCCTTGATAAGGTCGTTAGGCGAGAGTTCCAACAGATCGCCGGCCGCCGCCGAGTTCACCGGGAAGGCATTGGCTGCGGCGAAATGCTTGACGGTGCCGTCAGCGGCGACACCCGACATCGGGACACTTGCACCAGCACTTTCTGCGATCTTCTGGAGGGCGTAGTTGTGGATGGCGTTCACCATGAAGCGCACGGCTTCGCTCTGCCCCCACGAACGATCGTCGTAGGCGAGGATATCGGTATTCGCCGCCTGCCAGAGAATAGGCTGAAGGGAGAAAACCTTGGTGACAAGCCCAATGGGGTCGTCATCATAGAGGTAGTCAGCCACATTCAGCGGAGCACGGTCGCCGTAGTAGATTTTCGGACTGATCGCCGATTCTACCCAGATGATACCCTGCTTGTCCGAACCGCTGGTGCGGGCGCAACGAGCCGCCCAGGTGTTGGCCGGGAGCAACTGTTGGTAGAAGAGCGAAAGCCATTCGACGACGGCCAGGTCCGGGGATGTCGTGACGAAATCCGAGGAGTTGGCGCCGGAGGCCAGCTTTACGGCAGTGCGTTCCGCGATCGTCGAGAGTTTTTCGTACCGGCCTTCGCCATTGCGAACATTGATATTGCCCATAAAAGCCTTGAAGCCTTCATCCGAGTTTACGATAGCTGCAAGCTCCCGGGCGGCTTCCACTTTCGATGCGTGCTCCGGACGGCAAACGTCCGTAGGCGCGACAGTAAGCAGCCGCGCCGCAGCGTTGAATTTCGTCTTGCCTTCAGTTGTGGCAAGGAATTGATGGAGTGTTTTGTTCGTTTCCATACTTGCTTTCAGGTTGATTTTGTGGGGATCGATGATTTGTGCCTTGCCCGCCTCACTCGTCGCCTCCTTATGCTGAGTACCCACCTCCGTATCTGATGTCAGGGTCGTGGGTTTAGGCTCGGGTTCCGGCGCTTTCTGCGGTTCAGGCTGCTTCTCGGCCTCTTTTCCGGCCGCTCCGAAAAACGACTTCAACTTGGTTACGATCTTCTCGGCGATACTCTCTGTATCTTCCGCATTAAGCGTTCGAAGCTCTGCCTCGTTTTCTGCCGCAGGGACAGGCTCCGCAGCGGACAAAGTAGTCGCCTCCTTTGCGGGGTCCTCCTTCCGGATCGCCCCGTCTTTAGGGTCTTCTTGCGTCATGTTGCTTTTGTATTTATTGATAAGTAAATGATCTTTAGCCGACAAGGTTGTTATGCGTTCCGTCTGGCTGGGCGCGAACTCCGCAGCGAGCATAACCTTTTCGCCCTTGAAATCCGAAACCGCATCGGAATTGGACTGGAGAGAGCATAGCGACACTTCATATACAAGGAAGTAAGTCGCATATTTAACTCCCGTGGATTCGTCTTCTATCTCCCGGCTGACCCCTCCGATGGAAACAGCCCTGTAAAATCCGTTTTCGTACAGGTATTTCGCCGTTTTACCCCGCTCCGTCCCCTCGGCAAATTTCAAAGTACCGATCCAGTCGTTGCCTTCCCGGTGAATATTTACGACATTTCCGATAGGTTGGCTATACCAATCGTGATTCTCCAACAGCACCGGATTCTTTTCATAACGCGACCAGTCGATACCGTCGGACAAAACGACCATATCATAATCGTTGATCGTTTCGTTACTCAATACCTGCCTTAACTCTGCCATACAAAATGCGTAATTTCCTGCCCAAATATAGGTTTACCTTTGATTGCTAAATAACCCGCACGCAACGGAAAAAATATTTTTCCGACATACCAGCACAAGAACGGCCAAGACGATCCAAAATCCCTTCATCTGCGTCTGCTGCCACCACGTCAATTTACGTTCAACCTCGACGATATCCGTATTCACCCGATCGCGGTAAATCATACTGTCCCGATATATCACCTCTTTCTCTGTTGGTATGGGCTTTTTCTGCGGCTTATTTGCCAGCGAGTGGAACAACGCCCCGTCGGGAGTTATTAGAGCGTCAGAAACGGCGTATGACGTTTCCAAATGGCTCATTGTATCCCGGACTGTCTGACGCTCACTTTCAATCGGAACCTTGACAAACACCGTGTCCGGGATATACTCGGTACGAACGACGGTTTCGACCCGCACACTGTCCTGCGTCGAGGTCGTCAAATGACGACAGGGACAACAAGCGACAGCGAGCGCCGTCACGATTCCGCAGAGTATGACCTGCCGCAGCTTCATCGGGTCATCGGAATATAGATCGTCTCTCCGGCCGGTTTGGACAACAGTTGTTTTCGCTGCCTCCCATCTTGATGCTTATACCCGATATGCACCCAGCGGGGCGTTCCGGCGGCATCCTCGTTTTCCGAAATCATCTGATCGAACCGCTTGCCCCGAAGCCATTCCCGGCAGAACGACTTGAACTCCCGGAGCCGTCCGTTGTTAGGCACCAGATCGACGGCCCAGCCGACGCAATGCGCCGAGGTCGCCGAACCGCCGACGGCCTTGTTCAGTCGATAACCTCTATATCCGGACGAAACGGTCAGGGCCGGAGTTCCCCAATGTTCGTTCGCACACAACACGGCCCACGCCTCCCGCAGCGGATCGATCAGACGGTCGATCATCTCTTCAAGGTTGCGGCGATGTTCTTCCGTCGGCGCATTGTCCAGATTCATCTTTCGGGCCGTTGCCGAATAAGTGAGTTCCTGCAAGGTAAAATGTTTCATTTCGACTGCTGTTTTTTGGATTCTTCCCGCGTACGGTCGAGCGTGCGGAGCAATTCGATAATATCTTTGGGGTCTTTGGCGTGCGCCAATTCAGCCACGATGTCGCCGATCTTCGCTGCCGACGACCGAGCCGCCCGGAGATTCTCCCGCACGCTCCACGCCTCGATACACACGGCGATCACGGCTGACACGGCCGACGCATAGGGCATCGACCAAATCCCGAACAACAGTCCCAATACATCGACGCACATGAACAACGCCGTCACCTTGCCGTAGTCCCCAAATTTGGTAAAGGTGCGGCGAAGCCCGTGAGAATCGATCGGCAGCTTCAATGCCCGCGCCTTGCGAATCCCGGCCCGCATATCGACCATTACGGCGATAAACATAACAATCCAGATGATAATTTCCGCCAGTGCAGCCCGGCGGACCGTCAGTATATCCACACCGAAAATATCGGCAACCCCGTCAAACATCACAACCACGATTATCCCTCCCAAAAGGTATATTTCTCTTGCATGCGGGCTATATATTCATCTCGCTCCCCGGCCGTGGCATCGCGCCACGTCCCGGATTTCTCCCCGGGTAGTTTCATTCGTCGGGTAAGGTAGAGCCGCTCTTCGTCCGATACCTCGGCTGTTTGGGTGATATAACCGCCCTCGTCGGCGATCTGCTCTGTAAAAGTTGTTTTCTGTTCTTTCATAGCGAATTTTAATTTATGCCGCAGCGAATGAAATCTGTTTGCCCTGAGCCGCCGTATTGACCGCATACCACTCTGCCTGCTGCGGATCGGTCAGCTTGGCATAGACATCCGCATGAACCGTGACCGTGATGGCCGATGTATTAGTCGCATTCTCTATCAGATACTGGAAAGATTCGAGCGTAAGCAATGGACTGTCCCTCAAATCTACATTATACCGCAGCATATTAAACTGTACATCCTGAAGGCTTTTACACGATATAAATGCCAAATTATTAGCCGTATTCTCGAATGTTATTCCTCCAATGATCGTGACCAACTGCTGACATCCGTAAAATAGATAAGTACAATTTGAAAACCGCACAAACGTCGATTCCGGACATAGGTATATAGTCTTGAAGTTGCTCGACGTGAAAGTCGAGCTGGCCGTTACGTTAATTTCATTCGTAAACTGGTTCGGAGCCTTCCGAGGCGGAAGATTCACCGGAATATCAGTACTGTAAAGCGCCGAATCCCAGTTCGAATTATTCAATACATTGTGCGACAGACTGTATATTCGGGTCATCACACTGTTGGAAATACCCGTCACGGAACCTCCCGTCCAGCTCTTGCTCGATGGATTCCACACCGCACCGGCCGCCACGAACAGATCGTGCAGCGGGCTGCCGGAGGGAGTGGACGGCACCCTTTCGGAAAGTTTAGCATCGATTTCTGGACCGGTAAAAATACTTTTATATACTCCAGCCATATTTATTCTATTTCTGTTACGCGATCGTTCCTGTCATCCGTTTTGTCCGTAATCGTCACTCCCTTTAATTCTTCTGAAGGGTGCAAATCGTCGTATGTCGCATAATCTACGACTCGGGTTTCATATTGTAACTCTACGACCGATACGCTGGTGCCGATCTCCCGATCGAAAGCCTGGGTCGTATAGGTCCGAAAACCTCGATAAAGAGGATAAAAATTATATTTTCGGATCAGCTCGCCAAAGTCATCTCCCTGTTTCGCCTTTTCGATATAACTGCGGACCTGCATAGCCAGGTTGAGCGTCTTTCGTTGCTGTTCGTTGAACGAAGCCGCCGTCTGATCGTTGAAATTGGCGATTATGGAGAAAGAAATTGCCACTTTATCCATGATAAGACCGCCGATATGCACATCCGCCCGGGTGCTGTTGTTCACACTCACGGCAACGCACGGAAGAACCGTATTGATGATTCCCCTTCCGTCGTCCGTTACCGCTCTGACAGCGATTTTCTCCTTCGCAACTACGGGAGCTTTGCGTAAGGACTTAACAAAAGCGTCTATAATATCTCCGAGCATACTCAATGACTATCTACTGCGGACAAATATAGGTTTACCTTACAAATCGCGTCTGTGTTTGGTAAAAAAAGCATCTAACAGGCGGTCGAAACGCGCTTTCGTTGCAGAGCCTACACCCAGAAACTGCCTTTTTTTGACCGGACCGTCGTATTTCCACCGGCCCCGATGCACATCGCCCCGCTTTGCCGATCGGTAAGCAGTATGATGAGGAGGCATCCCGCCCTCGTTGTGCGCCCGGGCAAATGGAACGTCCGTCCCTACAAAAATATCGGCATCATTGCGTCCGATACGACGGGAAATCCACTTGAAACTCTTCTTCAGAAAGCCGTTGTAATCCAATTTGGGGTATCTGATGTTGCTTTCCCCGCCGAAAGCCGTACGATCCGGCCATTTACCGCCCGGAGAACCGGCGAAACGCTCTTCTTTGAAACTTTCGTGCGTCTGTTCCAGCATCTCCTGTCCAAGTTGTCGCGGAATATCCCGTACTACCGTCGCCCGAAACTGGCGAAGATTGCGAATAAGGTCATCTATATCCGGCATAATTACTCGTTTTTGTCGTCAGATTCCTTATTTTTACGTCCCTTGTTGAACATATCCGACACTTTGGAGGTCAGGGAACTCACCCAGGAGGAATTATTGACCTTCGTATCTATGTCATCGGCGCTCATGCCAATTTTGGCATATACCTCCGGCTTGAAACGCATACCCTGTTTGGCTGCGACGCTTCCGGCGCGTTCGAAGGTGTCGATGGAGATCGTCTCATTCGGAATCTCCACGAGTTCCGCCGTAAAAAAACGGTCATCCTTGAATATGCGGGCCAGCTTGGACAGCGTAGCGGGCATATTGAACATCGCCAGACAGCTTTCCGTATCGTCATCCAGAATGTCGTGATACATGTTCATATGGATTTGTGCCAGTTCTTCGGAATTGGTATTCTTCTCGGTAGCACCGAGCAGCGTGCCGCCGGTCACCAACTGCATGATCTCCGACCGGTATTCGCTGATATACTCCTTGAATACCCGGAAGGCGTCCGCATACGACTGGGTGTTGATTGGATTGACTTCGACCTGATACAGATTTTTACCCCCGTTTGCATATTCGTTGCGGAAAGGCACGACGGGAATGGTCATCGGATCGAGTTCCTGGGCCAGCGATACGGCAATGTCCTTGGCATCCTCGTTGTTGGCCATATAACCGATTACAGTCAGAGGAAACGAATATCTTTTTGCCAGAGCGCCCCAGTTGTTGTACATATCCACGATCCCGATCATGGCACGAGAAATGGGTTGCAAAAGTCCCAGCCTGAAATCCTGGTCCGTCGTAGGCTCGAAATAGAAGAGGTTATCCCATTTGTCCGCAGTGACAATACTGTAATAATCGTAAGTCATATTCCGCAGCCCCCGGTTGAAAATATCGATGTTCCGCAGCGGAAAATCTACGATCTCCCAATCTTTGGTATCGATGCAGAAAACCCTCACTCCGTAAAACTTCGACAACAACAGTTCCCGCATGAACCCCTTGAACCAACGTGTGCCGGTGTATGTTTCCGTCATCGATTTGTCGATTTTACCGTTGATTTTGAAGGCAAAATCTTTCTTTTTCAACGGAGTAAGGCGCTTTTCGATCTGGGATTGCAGAAACGGGCTGGACTGAATACACCACGAATAGAGCGTATCGAGATACACCAGATTACTGTAATTCAACGCATTATTTATGGCGTTACGCCAATATGACGGCGTGAACTCCGCATAGTAATTGTTGAACAGGTACTGGGATTTGACAGAACTATTCCCGACCACCTGCGGGACTGTAAACGGATTGATCGCCGGAGTATGAAATTTAGCCATATTATCCTCGATATTGTCTATTTATCGTAACCAGCACGCCTTTCGTGCCGTTTTCCTGCAATTTGGAGGCTCCGTTTTCCATCGAAACCTGCCCTCCCTTCAGCTCTTTCAGCGTGATGTTGGCCTGCTCGAAATTCGCTTTCAGCGGCTCGCTGATCTGGACGGAGGGAGCGCATACGTTGTAAGCCGTGAATACCTTGAGAATCCAAAGCAACGTCTGATCTTTCTCCTCCTCGTCGGTAATGGACAACAGATCTTTGATGTCGTAATAGTTGCCGATCTGTGCATACACGTTCGCCAATGCCGTATTGTAGGCATTCCGTACAATATCGGGGTATAACTCCTCAAACTCCTGCAACTGAACCGGAGATACCCATTGCAACAGCTCCGATTTTCGGAAATACATATCCGTAATATTGACCTGAACACCCGACACATAAGCCGCAAGGCCGGAAGAAGCGTCCGAAGTTCCCGCCACCATCAGAATTACGGTAGTGTAATCGTGCGTGAACTCAAAAGGAAGGGCTTGCGTCACGGCCGCCACGTTTACAGGACGGTCGGCAATCTGCTCTATCCCCGAGCCATCAGAAGCGACAAGGAAAATGGAAACTTTGAAATCCCCGCCGTGTTGCGGGAATATGACCCGGCTTCCCTCCTCCAGTACCGCCGTTTCTATACGGCACGACAAACAGGCGGCATCCGGGGCTGAACTTACAGCACCCTCCTCCGAAACGGAGTATCTTTCATTTTGCCAGGCCGACGGGTCCGGCTTGAATATGACAGCCATATATTTTTAACTTAACATGCGTTTTTGGCAACCTCCGCGTCGTATCAGGTAAGTATGCCCGTAAGTCCCTCTCGCAACGACCATATCGCGCGACAACAGGGAAACCCCCTTGGCACAAGCATCCGGGATGTCGTCTTTCTTGAGTTTGTTGTTGTTCCGGGCGAAACGCAGGAACTGATCTATGGTAATTTCGCATACGCCGCTCTCCTTGACCAAAGGAGAGAAAATAAATTTGCCATTGCGGAACAGAGGTTCCAGCGTCGCCTCGATAAAAGTGAACTTATCCCCGGTATTGCGCGTGTCCCAATTCAAAGGACATACCCACCCCCGTTCTTGCTGGAACATCTCGAAAGTCGTCTCGAAATCCAGCGGCAACTGTTTTTTCTCCATCAGTATGCGGGGTGCAATCGGCGCTTCTCGGTAAAGCTCATAGATGTTTTCCAGCATCTGGCGGGTAGTACCTTGCACCGCCCGCACGTCGATAAGCCAGATTTTTCCCCGCGCCTGCCCCAACAACACCGAAGCTTTGTAGTCATTGACCTCCCGATCTTTGGCCGACGGGTCCGTATAAATGATACAATCCACAAATTCCGACGCAGGAGGCAATTCGCCCCAGTTTATCTTCTTGAACACCTCGCCTTCACCCTCGTCTGCATACTCACCCTCCATGAAGCGCCTTTGCTGCATCAGACTCATAGTCGATAACGTACCCAGATAATCTTCGGGAATATGTTCCAGATTATCATCGACGCTGAAGTGCATTACAAGCGACTTTTTTACTAAATCCGCATCCAGCGGCTCACCATCGGCCCCCTTGTGCAGGAAAAATCGCTGGTAGGTCCAATGCAACTTCGTCGTGGGATTGAGGGCAAGCAACATGATATTGGAAACCGGGCTTCCCTCCTTTGTCCTTATCTTCTGCGCCATACGGGTTTTGAGAATGTCAATGGGCTTATGATCCACCTCCGAAACCTCGTCCACGAAAATATGTCCCCACTCCGTCGAAAGAATCTTGTCGAACCCCGAATCATCGTCCCGCGAAGAGCGGATAGATGCAAACTGAATATAAGCGTCATTGTAAAACCGAAGCAGGTTATCTTTCCCGTTGTATTTGGCGAACGGCTTTCCTTGTACGGTGATCTTCTGGTAGGAGGAATACCCGTTATATCCGGCGATCGCATTCAATACCGCAGGCAGTGTTTGCAGGATCATACCCGACTGAAGCGACGTAAACGTATTGCGAACAATCAGATTATTGGCCCGGTAGGCTATGCACTGAACAATCATCCAATACAAAATCAGGAACGTCTTGCCCGAACGGGAGGCCCCATAAAACAAAACACTCGTATAATGCCCCGAATTAAGGGCATTGTACATCGCAACCTGTTTGGGGTTTAAGGGTATGTCAAGATTTAATCTTCGCACCTGAATCGTCCGCAGAACGCACTAAATGAATTTCTATGCCTTCAATGTCATTCTCGTCCCGGCTTTCCCCGATCCTCTCATTCGTTTCACTCGCCAGCTTCAACATCGAAACCAGCGTCTTCATCGCCGTAAGTTTGGAGTTCAACACATCGACCGCTGATTTCGTCTTCGCATCACGCAACTGCCGACGCACCATCTCCACATCCTCCAAAAGCCCCAGCGATTCGAAAGACGCTTTGGCCCGGTCCGACATCTCCGGCACAACGACTTCCGAAAAATCATTTTCGACCTTGCGCTGCCGCGAGGGGTAATCCGCGATCAAATCCGCAACCGTCCCTATTTTCGAATCCGAATCCATCATTCGCTATCCGTAAAATCAATGACACGATCAACTCCATCGGAAAGATAAGCTGCCAAAAAAGCGTATTTATCAGTCGCCGTATCGCCCCGACTAAAATCAGCCTTGAACAACTTGCCATCCCGCGTTTCAATGTCGATATGACCTGATCCATCCTCCGACGAAACAAGCAGGTATATACCCCGTATCTCATCCGCCGAAAACTGCAAACAGGCATCTTCTGTCCGAAGTAAAAACATAAATTCCGATTTTTATCCGAAGCAAATATAGGTTTACCTCTCAATACCCCGATTTTTTACCCCCGCGCGCAAATCGCGATCCCGTTTTCTGAAAACATTTTCCAAAAATTGCCAAAAAATGCCGGTCCGAAAATATAGCGAACATTAGATACGGCCGAGGGGGTGGGGGCTGTTTACCCCGGAATCCGGCAGAGGTACACGGATACACTACGAACACCACACAACGACAAACGCCAGCAAAGGTCCGTTTTCTTTGATTTGGCGGCACTTCCTCTACACTGTGGTATAGTTTATCGCTCCGGTGTGCTTTGTACAAAATACGGGCTATTTGTGTGGGTTTCTCGAACAGAGAAACCAGTACCGGGAATATATTGTATTTCTCGACAGAATACCAACCAAACACCAACAACTACACAATAAACAGTAATACAGTGTATTGCATCACCAATAAACACCCCATACACACCCCAAACACAACGAAGTAACAAAACAAGCAAAAACAAGCAAAACAAGCAACCGCAAAAGGGTGAAAGATTAACAAATAGCCGATTTCCCTATATGAATTAAAATGTAATTTGTTGGGAGTATTAAAAAACTACTACAATTTAATACATTATTGGGAAGTAATAGAAATATAAATTTTATTGTAGATTATTATAATTTACGGGTAGTATAATATAAGCATTAAAAGGGTGTATTTGGTAGTATTAGTTGTAGTAGTATGGGGATATTATAAAATAAATTCGTGAAGAAATAAGTATTAAAAATATGCTGCAAATTCAAATTTAAGCTCTTATTTATTTTACATCATTTAAGTGACTGAAAATCTTTGCATTTTATTTTGTTATTGTGTAATTATTTTGTATATTTGTAATACCAAAAAGGAGGTAATAAAAGCCTTTGATGTTCTTTGAAAATTAAAACAAAAAGCCCCAGCGGGTAAGGCTGGGGCGGGCGGTGCGGATCGGCCTATTTTAATTGATCCGCTTAATAAAAGCCCGGACAAATGAATTTTCGAATTGTTTGGCGAATCTGGAAAATAAAAATCTCGTTCGAGGTTTCTATTTAACGGGTTCCGGGTTGGCAGTTCTGGAGGAGCTGCCGACCCTCCGGGCTTTATTTTGAAAAAACGGAGTGACTTGTTCATCTTGCAAGGGTCGCAAGTCACTCCAATAAATAACAACGTTTAACCAACTTAGAAACGGTTAGCCATCCGACGTTACAGGGGCAAAGATACGAATTTTCTAAAACGACAAAAAATAAATATGGAAAAAACACAGCCACGGCAAAGGTATTTCATTAAAGGCAAGGCAAACAGGAATGTAATAATAACAAACTTTGACCAGGTGAATTTTATTTACCATCACTACGATATTGACTTATGTAAAGGGTGCGAACGGGAATATTACGCAAGCTGCCACGAATCACATATCAAAGAGTGTAACAAACAATACCACAAATACAATTAAATCCCCAGACGATAACCCCAAAGAAAAACCCCAAATTCAACCGAAAAACAACCGAGGAAAAGAATGAAAATAGGGGCCCTAATGGGGACCCTATTCGTACCAGGTACGAATTTAGTACGAAGGTACGAGGGTTTACGAGTGATTTACGAGGGTTAATATATTGATATATAGTGATATATGGGTTAAATTCGTAAAAATCGTAAACCTTACGAATCTTTACGAGGGTTTACGAGTGATTTATAATCCTGGAGTTATGGAAATAAAAAGAGAAACCCCCGGCACTCGAAGCGAGCACGCAGGGGCAAAAACTAATTCCATAGGGGCTAATGACGCTACAAATATAGGGTTTACCTCTGTACCGTCCAAACAAAAAAGCACGCAAAAGGGGTCGCTCCTGAAAAGCACGCAAAAAACATTGCTCGGAACGCTTGTATTTGTTTCTTTTGTGTTATTTTTGTTGCGATTATTTTGTAACAATTTATTCTATAATACAATAGAATTGGTGATTTTGTTTCCGGCAAAAATAGACGATCACCGGATATCCTCGACACCATATTCAGGGATCCGGCGGCGCACCCATATTGTAAAAGAATAATTTATCTCATTTACAATCGATCAAACCTTTATTTCAAACCGTTTATCTTTTCGCTATGAAAAAATTCTTACTATTCGCTTTCGCGGCCGTAATGCTGGGATTCGCGGGATGCAACGACGATGAGAACAAGGACAACACACCTCCCACTTTGAGGGAATACGAAGCTCCCGTATTCATGTACGGCAAGACACGGGAGGAAGTGAAAGCTTCGGTGCCCTACGCCTACAGCGGAGCATCGGAAACCTCGCTGTATTTCGAAGGCAAGGGCATCGTCAAAGAGTACATATATATATTCGAAGACAACAAAGTATATTCCTGCGGATCGATACTTTCAGACCTGTACATCGACGACCTGCACACCTACCTCTCGCAGCTGTACATCTACCTCGAATACCGTCCGGGACAAAGAATGTACGTATATGAAAGCGAAGACAAATCGCTGAGCATCGGCCTCTATCCCCTCAACGACGGTCTGGCGGCAGTAGAATACCTGAAAAACTGACCCTCGGGATCAGCCGGGAAAACTTCCGACGGAAGCGTCCGAACTCCGCCCATAAAAGACATACTATCAAACAAGAAACAGCCGCATGAAATCATGCGGCTGTTTCTTGTTTGGTGGAGAATACGATTCGTGAACCTATACTCCGAAAACCCTTATTATCAAGGTGATAAATATGTCAAAAGTCGCGTAGTAACGCCTCAGTAACGAGTTCTTGTCAGCAATAGTCCGGCTATTGTCAGCCAAGTGTCTGCTCCGTTATCACTACAATACAAAAATAGATATTTTATTTGAAATATGCAAGTTTTGGAAAACTTACTCCAAAGCAGGTAAAAGATCCTCAGGTATAATTATATTCTGCTTGCAAAAAAGTAACTCTGTTCCATGTTTATTTGTTCCGGCACTATATGATAAAGCATATGACAACGATTTTGCGTTTATATACAAATTATGAATAAAAGAATGATTATCATAAGTAATAATCCAATTCAAATTATCTCGTTGCTGCACTGCTTGGGATAATGCGATATGATCTGCATCTTTGAAAAAATTAACGTATAGCTCTCGTCCTTTTACATAATATGGTGGGTCTAAATAGATCAAATTTTTGTGAGCGATATTACGATAACGGCGCAATAAATTGATTGCATCGTCATTATGTAATATGAATTTATCTTTATGTTGCGCAATAAGTTGTATGCGCTTAATTAATTGCTCTTTGTTGTAACGCGCATCAATTTTATAAGGCCCTGTTTGATTTAGACCTCCGATTACGCCTGCCTTTAAGACTCCAGAGCGATTAGTTCGGTTTAGAAAAAAAGTAGAGAACCCTAAATCGAACAAATCTGCATTGTATTTATTTTGTTGAATTGTTCTTTGTATATGCCATTCTTCAATGGATAATGGTGTACTGCGAATTTTATCAATGAAAGAATCAGTCTGATATAATATGCTATGCCAAAAAGCATATATAGATCGGTCATAATCATTAATAACAATACGTTCCATGTATCCGTCTATTGCTAAAGCTAAGGCAATGGCGGCTCCTCCGGAAAATGGCTCTATATATGTACCTCCTTTTAGGTCGTTTTGGTCTATGATAGATTTAATAAAATTTACCAAACGGCTTTTACCTCCCGGATATCTTAATGGACTATAATTGTTATTCTTCATTCTTTATGGCAGTGTACATCACGTCTAAAACCGGAGCCAAGATATTAACGCTTGCTTCAAGAGTTGTTACATTTGGCGAAAAATATTGATTATGGACGAACATATTGCATGCTGTCAAATCAATAAAGTGAGTATTGCTTTTTTTGAATTTCTCTAATACTTGGACTAATCGAGTATTATTGTCAAGCAATTCCGGATGACGGATAATATATGCAATCATATTTCCTAACTCCGGTATTTTGTTATTTTTATCTGTTGTCGTAAATTTGGTTAAACGTCTTAATTCTTCATCGTTAATCTCTTCATCACTCAAAGCATAAGACGTTTTGATATATTGTTTGAGGTCATTGTATTTTTTATCATTATGGGTAGCAACCTCCGTCGCATCTTCCTTATTAATTTCACCGATACATTTTTTTGCTCGCAAGAACTCATATACCAACATGTCCACGTAGCATCGTAAGGCAATACCAGCCATGTCCACATGCCTTTTGTATGCTAATTCTTTTAAGCTATCAAAAAGAGCATCTAATTTGCTCACACCCGTATCGCCCCAATTATAATCTGCAAAAAGTCCAGATTTTTTACGAGTACGTTTAGCCTTTACAGACGTCTCTCCCTCTCCTGATTCTTTTGGTTCAGGTGATGTACTATCTGATACATTTCCGCTTTGAGTTGTCAGTGGCGTTTGCGAGGGCTGAATATCTAAATCAAATCTATCTTTATTAAAGTTTTGAATTGTTGTAAAATACTCCTTTTTGTCTTCTTCGTTATTAAACGTACGAGAGGTCAAATCCTGAGAAAGGATTTGATTAACGATAAATTTGAACCGTCGATTAAATTCTTCATCTGGTAATCGTTTTTGGATTTCGCCATTACTCCCAAATGCGAGTCCAAGAAAATTTAATCCTCGTTCATCATCATAAAAACGTTCAAAGTTTGTAATTGGGAAGCCTTGTTCCTGTATTTGTTCTAATTCATAGGGCTCGGATTGGAACAACTTTATACTATATTGATGAATTGCATGACGACGAAGAGCCTTTCTTATTTCAGACGCTGGAACACTCAATTTATATGCAACTTCTTCGGCTGACAAATTTTCGCTTTGCAATAAATTTGCTAAAAAAGCATCTTGACTAACTTTATCCCACTTTTGTAACGGAATACCAGTATGCTTATTATAAATGAGCGTATCGGCATCTCGTCGAGTAGGTGCAATATTACACCTTATTTTGTCGTCAATTGGATCATATTTTGACAACTCCTTTGCTCGTTGAGGCGAAAGAAATTTATACGGGTTTAATAGAATTTTACAAGCAGCAACTCGACGATTCCCCTCTAAAACAACATATGAATCTCCCTCTTTGCAAACAATCGGTTCTTCATTCAATAAATACCCATTTATTGCAATGGCTTTTGCTAACTCATATACCGCATGATTTTCTACGAGATATTTTACTATCTCAGTTTGATTCATCTCTTTCGTAGACTGATAAGAAAAACGGGGATTCTTAACGTCTAACTTCAAATTGTCAATCGACAATAAGCGAGTGCTCCAGCTTGAATAATCTATTTTCATACGCAATTATATATGATCCAGCCAATCTGATACAAAGATAGTTATATTATTCTAATAAATATCGTAAAAAAGTAAAATATAGAGGTGTAATTTTTATTTTTTACCATACAAATAGGTTATCATACGTATAATTATCCTTTTTTGCTTTTCATAGGTATAACGCCTACGGCTCTCTGCTTCGCAAGAAGCGGGAAGCTTTCTTTTTCGGATGGTAGCTCCGCCCCATTATAAAGCGAATAGCACAAGCACTATTCTTACTTTCTCGAATCTGCCTAATAATTCGTTTACCTCCATTTTGCTGTCTTCCTATCGTCCCGTGGCGTCGTTACGTTGCAGGTGCGAAGGTGCTTACGAGGTCTTCACGGACGTACAAGGTCGAGCCTTGCGGTTCGGCGGAAAATCTTCCCTGCGATGCGAGGTATTTTTCGTCAAAACCTTGTACGTCCTAACCTCTACACCGAAAGGCCCCTGAAACGACCGATACGACCGAAAGACGCATAAAAAAAATGTCGGATAAACGAGAGGCAGATTAGGATAAGAAACTCACTCCCTCCACTCTCAAATCCGCATCAAAATCCCAAAAGCAGCAGCCATGAAAGCAATAATGATTCTCAAAACAGCATTACGCGCCCTTGCAGTTGTCCCGTGTGCCCTTGTGCTTTGGACGGTGTATTTCATCGTCGGGATGATCGAAGCCCTAATAAGCGGCGTGTTGCGAATCGTGTGGGGCATTGTCCTGTTCAGGGTCTCTCTCGCAACCGTCATCGGAGCTTTTGTTTGGATATTAACACTTTAATAAGATAGGCTATGTACGTAACGATTGAATCTTTATTCTGTTCCTATTGCGACGAGGTGGCGGAGATTTTCCTCCGACTGATAGACACGATTCTTCTTGCCAGCGACGAGAACGAACTGCGGCAAGGTATCGAGAATCTGCGAACCAGAGCTCCGCTTGACGACTATTTCGTGTACGGCTTCGGTGCACATCATTTTTGGGTGCACCAGCGCAAGGTCTGCGACCCGACGCAGCAGTTTAGAAACAGACTATTGAAAGCAGAATTTTAACCCCCTTAAACTACTATGACAATGACAACAAGAATGACGGTAACCGGCGTATCGGTATGCCCGACGGGAGAGGAACGACACGAGTATTTCACACCCGCTTTCGCCCGCAGGACGAAGAAGCGGTTTTGCCAATACGACTACCGACACACGGACGGCGAATTGTTCTCCTGCGTCGCTCCGACTTTGGCGGAGTGCCGCCGCAGACGGAACGAGTGGTTACAGCGTAAAATGGATAAGGAGGCGAAACGATGATAGCGGCAACGATATTACAGCAGATCGGCGGCAGACGATTCGCCGCTATGACGGGAAGCCGCGATTTCATGGACTTGGGGGATGGGGTTCGCATGAACCTCTCCCGCAACAAGACCTCTGCCAATCGTCTAACCATAACGCTCGACAAGGAGACGGACACCTATCGGATGCGGTTCTACCGCATGACGGTCAGCAAACATTTCGAGGTCAAGACGAAAGACATCGCAGTTTACGAGGGCGTCTATTGCGATATGTTGGAGGAGATCTTCACCTCCGTAACGGGACTTTACACGAGATTCTAATCATTAACGAATTGAAATTATGAAAACGACAGCAGCCAATTACGAAACATTGATCGTCCTCTTTGCGGAGCCTATCCGCACATTGGAGGAAAGCATTTTCGACGACCCCGAAGCGTGGGGTGTAGCCTCGCTCAAAGAGTGGATCGACAGCCACGAAAGCTCGCGCTTCACGCAGACGGACGAGCAGACGGCGGTCATAACCTCCGAATACAACATGGCCCATGTAAAGGAGTGGCTGGAACGGAACACCGACATCTACCGCCTCGTTTCGGCCTAGCCTCGAATATTGATCCATAAAATCGGAAACCATGAAACCCATACAGGAATATACCAAGCAGGAGAAATTAGCGGCTATATCGGAGTATAATCCGTGCCGCACGGAGCGTAACGCAGTTTTGCGTTACCTCCTCGCTGTCCGCAGGGACGATGTCGACGAAATCGCCTATTTCGAGAGTTTCGGAGACTGCGTACACCAGATTATCCTCAACGTACGCACCTATGAACGTGGCCTGCTGTTCGGCTATACGGTCAAGCAATTCAACGAATACGGTTGGCTTCGGGGGATGCTTCCGATTGTCGAGCGCATCGAGTTGGATGTGCATAACGCGATCCATATCGGCCAATCTATCGACGGGACGTATGCCATAACGGTCGATTGGAATACGGGCGGTGCAGGCGGCGGCAGCCATCCGTCGGTGTGGGACGAGCCGATAGCCGATTATAAGGAAGCTGTCAAAAACGGCATCGGACAGCTGGAGCGGCAATATGCCTATGCGATGCAACCGATAGCTGCAACTACAACGTCAAGAAAATCCGCAAGCTCATCGCCAAGCTCGTCGAGGTCAAACAGCGGTATTTGAAGCCGAAACAGCTATCCTTGTTCGAGATCGCATAGAAATGACTAAACGACGAAGCCCTCCGACATACGAAGCTATCGGAGGGCTTTTGTTGGATTCGATTATTTACTCTTTCTCTTCATTCTCGTTATTGAACCTGAACGACAGTTGTTCGCATTGCCCGAAGTTGTCTTCGACGTAGATGTCGATGGCCTGTTGATCCGACGACGCAGAGGTGTAGTACAGCCGAAACACCTCCCTTGTGAGCGGATAACGGTCATTGGGTTGGAACAGCGTCCCGTCGTCCATGCGGAGTTCGCCTTTGCCGTCGGGTTGGAAATAACGAATGGTGTACCGCGCTCCGTCGTATTCTCCCTCCCGAACGAGCGTGCAGCGTATCTCGACCGTTTCTCCGCGCACGATGCGCGTCTGCACAGGCATCGTCTCCAAATGGAACGCATACGCCTGTTTTACGTCCAGTTCATCGTCGCAGGCGGTCAGCAGCGTGCCGGCCGCCGCGAGCGCGAGCATCAGAAATCCTTTTATCTTCTTCATGTCGTTTTCTCTTTACGGGTTTCACATCATTTGCCTATCGGGGTGTCGGGTTGCGGGATCGAATCCCACACGGGCGGCGCAGGTATCTCGATGTCGTATTGCGGACGTTCGATATACCGCTCGTCTATTTCTTCATGCAGCTTGGCGCACCCCATGCACCCCGCCGCTGCGGCCAATGCCAGCAGGCCGTACTTGATTCTTCGTTTCATCGTCATTGTGTCGTTATAAGTTCGCGTATTTCTGGGTCGAGGTTGCCCCTGTATTCGAAGTTGGGTTGCAGCTCGCACGCCCGACGGAATGCCGCCTTGCCCTCCTCGACGCGCCCCATGCGGGCGCAGGCCACGGCTTTCAGGTATTCGACCGTCGCCTCCTCTTCGAGTCGGCACAGCACCTCGTATGCCTGCTCGTCATGCCCGAGCGAGAGCATCGCTACCGCTGTATTCCGATCCTCGTAGGGGCGCAGGATGCGCAGCGCCTCGTTGTACTCGCGTTCGTTCAGCAGCTTCACGCCGCGGGCATAGAGCGTGTCGGGTACGGTCGTGTGGATCGTGTCCTTGACCATGCCCACACGTCGCAGGTCGTACTTGAAGTTCACTGCACGCAGCAGCGGATAGAGCCGCTCGCGGATGTCGCGGTACTGCTTCGGAAAGCGTCGTCGCAGCTCCGCTTCGCGACGGTCGGGATTGCCTATCGTGCGGAGCAGACCGAGAATCGCTTCGCGCTCGGCGATCGTGCCGTCCGCGGCGATAAGACGTGCCAGCTCCTCCCAATCCTCGGCTACCCACCGCACGCGGAGCAGCGTATCGACCTGCCGCCCGAAGCGCTGGCCGAGGCGTCGCCTGAGTGCCGCCGCACGTCCGCGCGCCAACCGTTCGTTTTGCGCATAGCTGCCTTCGGGCGACGCCGAGGCCGTGAGGACGATGCTGTCCACATGGAACTCGCGTTGTTCGACCAGCTCCTCCATCAGCGATTCGATGCGGGCGAGCTGCGCGGCGTTATCGCCCAGCGTGTCGATGATCCGCGTATTGTTCACACGAAACGAGAGGTAGTTGCGGTCGTTCACTACGGCGTACTTCTCTATGATCTTCGTCACGTAGCGCGTCGTCGTGTCGGCGAAGGAGAGCATCGACGAGATATGGTAGCGGAGCGTGTCGAGGGGCGGCAGGTCGTAGCGGCTTCCGTCGAGGGCCTCGACCGCACTGTGCAACGTCAGCAGCATCGTCTTGCCCTCGCTGCGGGTCGGAACCTCCTGCGAATAGTAGTAGGACAGGTCGTGCGCACCCTCGACGATGGAATCGAGGCGCATGCCCTCGGGATAGGGATGTTTCACGAAGCGCTCGAACGCCCGCTGTTCGCCCGCAGCGTCGGGACGGAACAGACGGACGTACTGCGCGAACTGCCAGTAGTTGCGATCCTGCACGCGGCTGAACAGTCCGCCGCGTATGGAGAGTTCCTGCAAGTGTACGGCGCCCTCGGCCTTGTGCAGATGCGGCACGACCACGATGCTACGGCAGCCGCCCTGCAACTCTTTGGGGAGCCTCACAACGAAATCGACCAGCACCTTGCCCTTGCGTTCGGGCAGCGTGCGCGACTTGGCTACCACGACTACCTCGTCGAGGCGGAAATTGGCCACCGTCTCGCCGTTCTCGTCCTTTGCCGCTTCGGCAATGTAGTAGGTCGTGCTGTCGTGTCGTACGGTCATATAGTTCCGCTTCTCGGCGGGCTTCGGCGCGGCCTGCTCGCGGGATGCGTACTCCGCGAGCGCGCGGCTTTGCCGCCGCTCTAAACGCGACGTTACCGCACAGCCTGCCAGCAGCACGGCCAGCAGG